AGCATCTTATCTCGTCTCTTTAACGAGGACTTTGCTAGCAATTGGCAGAAATTGCTGGTTGACCGTAATTACAAATTACCCTCGAAGATTGAACTTGGGAGACGTGGTATTATAGTAGATACCAATTATCCCGTCTTTGTTCGTTACCGAGTTGGTCAACCTATGGGAGCCCTATCAAGCTGAGCCATGTTAGCATTGACTCACCATTATATAGTTCAATACTGCGCCTGATCTTCCGGTGTGGTTTCTCCTAAAGTTCTTTTCCAGGATTATTCTGTCCTTGGAGATGATATCTTAATTTGAAACCGTACGGTAGCTCGTAAGTACCTAAGAGTCTTGAAAACTCTTGGTGTGGATGTTGGATTGTCAAAATCCGTCATCTCAGAAAAAGGAGAAGGAGTTGAGTTTGCAAAAAGGACTGTTATACAAGGGATTGATGTATCCCCTGTTCCATTCCTTGAGCAATCTGCCGCTCATCGAAACTTTGCCTCGTTAAGATCTTTTGGAGAAAAGTACTCCATGAGTCCTAATCAAGCGCTAAGGTTTTTAGGCTACGGATATAAAGTTGATTTGTCTAAGAACAACTCAACCATCCGGAAGCTTCGACTGGGGTTTACTCTCCCTAGAACCTCTTTTGAGATGACCAACATGTTCAGATCGTTTTTATCGGAAAGACCTTATTTTCAGTGAAAGATGAAATCTTTCGTTCCTGAAGATCAGGTCTACCGAGCGTTCTTCCAACTTGTTGTTGATTCACTTAATAAGAATCTCTTTAAAGTTAAAGAACTTGAAGTTCATTTATCTCAGCTTTCTGCTGAGACATGAGTTAAAAGTATTGGACCTTGAGGAACTGAAGACGCTAAGATTTTCTACCGTATCAACGGCGGAAGAATCCTTACTGCTCTTAAGACCACAAGATCCACTTTATCTTCTATGAAAGCCTCATTAAATCAAAGTGATGTCCTCTGACTGATCGAGCTTTATTCCAGTATTTATTGGTCCATTCCATATAGTATTGACAAACAGAAGTTTCATAAAATGATACCTCATCTTGTTAATCTATGGTTTGAGTCTGAACGAATATTGGCGGAATTTCAACTTTCTCGTCTAACATCCCCTACGTACTCTCCTTCTAAATCTAATAAGTTTATGGAGGAGATGTCAGTACTTAGGGCTTGAAATAGGTGAGAAGTGATATTGCAGAAGACTACAGGTCTACCAGACCGAGCAGTAATCCACCGTCCTCTTTCTAAGAAATTAAACAAATGATAAAATTTGCTCAAATCTTTTTAAGAATTAGTCATATGTTATTTCCAATATTCGATATTTCGAAATCGGCTTTATCTCATAAGACTCATAGAGCGGGGGTGTACTTCGGATCACGGATAGCCAGACATTACTTCGCAAGATCTTTTGTCACTAAAATGCTATTTTTGATTTTAGGTTCACAACTTCTCTTGGGTATTTTGGGATTTTCGTTGATTATCTTTATACTCGGTATCGGAAAATTCATAGGGATAATTGGACTTAGTGCTCCTTGATATTCTCAAGTAGTTAGTTTCACTGAAACATTTTTATGTTATCTCTGAAGCTTTTCTTTCTTATGGATATCAATGTTGACATTAAATCATTGGAATGATTTATTGAGTACCATTGTAACAGTTAATCCACAATCTATTATGGATTGGACCTATATCATTTCTTCCTACCTTTATGTGGGAACATATGATATGGCTAAGGATTTCTTTACATGTTTATTCAATAATCCCAAAGATTTAATGAACACTAAAGCCATATGAGAGATAATCCTCTTAAAGGACACCATTGGTGGTGCTAGTTTGTATGCCTGGGATTCAATTACTCAATGAGCTCCAGCTGTTATACAGCCAAGTTTATTGCTAATTAAATCCTATATAGGGCTTACATATAACACTATTACGGGCTTTGTGGGAGGATCCATATTATGGGTCTGAACTACACTTGTCTCTAATATTGCTAGTGCCATAACTCCAACTGTACCTGGGTTATTACAACCCATGGCTACAGGAATTGGAACAAGGGTGGCTTCTTTTATAGGAGCGTCTTTCATTATCTTTATCCTACGACTTTTATTCGGACAGATTTTCTAGTATAATCTAGGAAATTGTGGGTAACACCAGTTACAGTTCTTCTTTCTAAAGTTATACAACATCTCGTCTGAGTTGTTTGTATAGAATTAGTATTGAATTGCACATCTAAGTGTAACCTTTCAATCAAATCACGAAAGTGAGGGGGATTGAAAGTATTTAGGC